GCAACACTTGGTTTTTCAACACAGTCAGCAAAGAAGTATTTGTGGACAAGGTATACGAAAAGTTTTTCGAAGTTGAGCCTGGAGACACAGTGCTTGACGTTGGAGCAAGTGTGGGTCCATTCTCCTGGAGTGTGGCACATAAAAAACCAAAACAGTTGATCTGTCTTGAGCCCGAATTGGAATTTTATCAAACTCTGGAGAAAAATTTAGCCGCCACCGGCGTGCCTTTTGTGGTGTTAAACAAGGCCATGGGTGCGCAGGATGGTACAAATTATGTGGCCGGCCTGTACGATGAAACCAAACAAGACATAACTGACGGCACAGATGGCTCAATAATGGAAACTATTGCATTTGACACCCTGATCCGTGAACACAAAATACAACAGATTGATTTCTTGAAAACCGATTGTGAAGGTGGTGAGTACGACATATTCAATGAAAAGAACTTTGAGTGGATTCAACGCAGCGTGAAAAAAATCACAGGCGAGTTTCATCTCAACACGCCTGAACTCAAGGCAAAATTTAGAAAATTTCGTGATCTCTACTTGGCCAACATGGTGAGTCACAGAATATTCAGCATGGACAATGTAGATATCAAACATGATCTTTGGTGTGACTGGTTTATTGAACATTACATGGCCATAACCATCTACATTGACAATCGTGTGCCATTGGAAGAAAAAACCAAAATCAACACATTCCCCTGGCCCACTCTTGAAATAACTACCATTGTACCAGAAAAAGGTTGTGTGGTAGACTGTGTGTTTTGTCCGCAACGTGTGTTGGAACAGGCCTATCAAGGCGAAAGAACCATGACGGTTGACAGTTTTGCGGCCATGATTGACACAGTGCCACCTGAGGTGCGCATAACTTTTTCAGGTTTTATAGAACCTTGGATGAACAAGAACTGCACTGACATGTTGCTGTTGGCACATGATCGTGGACATCCTGTGAGTGTGTTTACCACAGGAGTTGGATTGAGTGTTGCAGATCTTGAACGTATTGCACATGTGCCTTTTGCTGGAGGCCCCAACGGTGGATTCACACTGCACTTGCCAGACAGTGAACTATTGGCCAGACACCCTATAACTCCAGGATTTATCCGAAGCATGGAGTGGTTGAGCCAAAATCGCGATCGAATACAAAATTTTTATGTGATGAACATGGGAGACCAGGTGCATGATAGTGTGCGACACTTGTTTGACTGGGCACCCAAACCCATCATGTGGGGCAGAGCCGGCAACCTCAGCAGAGAATCAGTGCTCAAACCAGAATTGGCTGCATTGTCCAGCAGTTGGCAAGAAAAAATTCACACAGATGGCGTTCGCACCTGTGGATGTGTAGAACATCTCTATCACAATGTGTTGTTGCCCAACGGCGATGTGAGTCTGTGTTGCATGGACTATGGCCTGAACAACATCATTGGCAATCTCAAAACACAAACATATGAGCAAGTGATACCACAGGCACAAACATGCTATGACATTTGTACTAGCTGTGAAAATGGTGCCCATCCTGCACCACAACCTGTGAAGTTTTATCCATGAAACAGTTACTGAACTACATCCACAATCAAGAAGATGCCAGGGCAAATTTTGCTCTGGGCTGTGAATATGAAGACATGGGACAAACCAGTGCCGCTATATCTTTTTACCTCAGGGCTGCTGAACGATCAACCAGTGACATTCAACAGTACGAAGCCTTGTTACGCATGGCCATCTGTTTTGCCGCGCAACGCACAAGGGATGACACTGAAAAAACCATTTTAGAAAAAGCCATTGTGCTGATGATGCATCGTCCCGAGGCATATTTTTTACTGAGCAAGTATCACGAAGCAAGACAAAATTGGCAAAATAGTTACACCATGGCCTGTTTTGGCCTGGCCCAAGCCCAACTTGATCTGCCATCTTTGCCCACTCACATGGGTTACCCTGGATCTTATGCTTTGTCGTTTCAAAAGGGTGTGGCAGCATGGTGGGTGGGTCACAGAGAAGAATCTCGACAGATCATGCGAGACCTTAAACTCAATCATGATCTTGATCAAAATCATCTTACCGCAGTTGACAACAATTTAAAAACTTGTGGGTGGCCCACAGAATCAGTCAAATTGTCTCAGCCAGTGATCCGACCAAAAAAACCTGCAGTGATACCTATAGTGGCCAATTCCGCAGTGGATAGATCATGCGAGCAAGTCAACAAAAACTACACCAAAGGCATTTGGATTGTGGACAACTTTTATCAAAATCCTGACGCAATACGAGCCTTGGCCCTGGAACAGGAATACGACCATGGTGGTATTGATCGATACTACATAGGCAGTCGCACCAAACAACAATTTCTATTCCCAGGTCTCAAACAAGAATTTGAACGCATTATGGGAGAAAAAATCACTCGTTGGGAAGAGCACGGCATGAACGGCCGTTTTCAGTATTGCACAGAAGGTGAACCCTTGGCACATCACTGTGACGATCAAAAGTGGGCCGGCATGCTTTATCTCACTCCTGATGCTCCTTACAGCACAGGTACATCAACTTTTGCACTGAAAGATACCGACATACGCCATAGAGATCAGGCGGGTATCAAGCAGGCATTTAGACCAGGATCCAAAAATCTTGATAGAACAATTTTTGAACCAGTGGATGTGTTAGGTAATGTATACAATCGTTTGATGATTTTCAATGCAGGATATCTACACAGCGCAAATGAATATTTTGGCTATAACATGCAAAATTGTCGCCTGTGGCAAATATTCTTTTTTGATTAATTTCTACTTAAAAAATCCTGCTCAACCAACATGATCTTCTGTTGCACTGCATCAATGTTCATGGTATTCCACAATCCAGGATGCATGGGTCGAGGCCATGTACCTGCATCAATCCAGGCATAGCCCAGGTGTTCGTAGTTTAGTCTGGGAGTGAATTCAGTATCCACAACACAAATCCAGGTGTGATATTCAAAGGCTAAATCTGCTGAAGTAAATTTTTCCAGAGGTACCAGTCTCAAGTAAGTGGGAAAGAATCCCAATTCTTCCATGCACTCACGTTCCATGCCACCCAGTAGTGTTTCTCCTGTTTCAATCTTGCCACCGGGTAGTCCCCAGGCACCTGGATGTTTGGCATCGTTTCTCAAGAGATATAGATAGCGTTTTGTGTCTCGGCTGCGGAACCACACACCCACTGCCTTCAAAGCACTAGACTCCATGTGCCTCCAACATACACCCCTTGATAACTTTTGACCCAGGCTTCACCATCCCATTCATATTGAATACCAGTAGTGATATTTGTCACATACTGACCAGCGGCTTGTCCGCTGGCTCTAAAAACCACCCGCCAGTAGCTGTTGGTGTATTCAACAATGTCATTGGCTTCTGCAATCAAGGGTCTGCCGTTGGCACCAATCCAGGCCGACGCTGGTCCAACATTATTTTGTGAACCAGTGGCCTCGGTCAATAGATAGCGTTGACCTTCTATGGCTGAATCCAGTCCATCAGCAGGACCACTGGCCAAGGGATTGATCACAGCATCAATGGGATCCAAGGTATTTTGTGGCACAGTGTCGGGATCAACATCAAACAACAAAAATCTATCATCATTGGGGTTTATCACAATTGTACCAACAACAAATGATCCGTCTTGTTGTTCTAGACGAATTTGACTAATGCCCGGACGTAATGTGCCATACATGCCGATCACAGCAGGCCAAAGCAGGCTACTGCCCGACACAATCGACGCAGGGTCAAGGTCATTGTTGCTGCCATTTGGTACAATAGTTCGTGGCTGTAAACACTGCAATTGATTGCCAATCACTACCAGTTCATAATTGCCTGGAGTAATTAACACTCTGGTGCCCAACAACAGATCATTGTCGATGACAGCATTACTCAAATCACCTTGAGCGTCATACATGCTCATGATAATGCGTTCAACCACGCCCAGTTTCTTGACCTTGGCCGGAGCTGAAATATAAATTGGCAATGAAAATTTGATAGTGGCCATGTCGATGGGATTCTCTGTGCCAATGGGCACTGTTCTTGAAGTCCATGTTACTGATTCTAGATCAACTGTACTCAAACTAGTCCAATCAATAAAGTTGTCTGTGCTTTGTACTTCAAGACTGGGGTTGAACAAAGTCAGTAGTTGTTCCAACAACTGCATTTTTTGATTGGTGTTCGAGGTCCAAATATCCAGTGTAATACCCAGCTTGTAGGGCACAGGCATGAGTCGTTCTATGGTTAAGGCATTGCCCTGTGTGGTTTCATATGACTCA